CATTAAATCATTTCTAACAACATAATTACCAAAGCTCTTTAGCTGCGCAATTTCTTCACTCATACCAATGAGACTCTTTCCTAGATCATCGTAAGGAAGACCACCATTGGCTACGTGTCTTTGCATAGCACGAGCACCTGCTAGATGGATAAATGGATATTTGAATCTTTCACCGTCGGCATTTTCAACAAACAGACCGGAAATATTTCGTGTCCGTGCTCCGGGCTGAGTATCATCCATAACCGCTTGGCTATGTTTGATTATCAGTCTAGTATCCATTAATTTTTGGTAGCTCATAGTCTTGCTACCGTACATTGCGCTTTCACTCATAACGCCTTCTCCAACAGGTTTTTGTATTGTTTTCATATCAGGTTTCTTTGGTTGAGAGTTTTGACTTAGAAAAGCATAATCTCGTTTATCAAGATTATCCTTGGCAATATCTCTGGTGTCAAAACTCAATAGTCTGCGTTTAGCAAACTGTCGTAATTCTTTTAGGAATCCGTACCATCCAGTCTTTTGTCCGGAATCCATGCCTTCGGCGATGCCGCTGCTGAAATACACTTTCATAGAATTAGGTTCAGCTAAACTAATGCTGACATGTCCTAGTGGTTTTTCACCTTCCATGTAATCAAAGTCGAAAAATCTTGCCTGTTCCGGGTTGATGGTAATTTCCCCAGTTTCTGCTCCTAATTTTAGGCCAGAAAATCGGCTACGTACTTTGTAGAATAAATCAGTGGCTATATTGTTTCTTGCGTCCATAGTTATATTTATCAATATCCTGTGCTTACAAAGATCGGCATGGGCATAGCATCCTCAGTGATCCTTTCTGACATTTTTTCATAGATTTGTGGATCCCAGTCGCTGAGTACGTTGGCCATGCGCATGATCAGCAGCGTAGCACTAACTAGATCGTCGTGTTCGCCGGTTTTAGCGCCAAATCCTACTCCGTGGGCAACAAATGTTTTAAGTTCTGAGATCAATGGTTTAGACTTTAACACCATTTTTTGTGTTTCTAGCATATGTTTCAGCTGGCTACAAGAAGTGATCTTTGTACGATGTGTGGTATTAAATCCCTTACGGAATTTGCGAACATGCCCTTTGCGCATGGGTTCGCTAAGGAAAAGTCCATGAAAATTTTCTTCGCCTAGATCGTTTATCACAATTAAAGCAGCTTCACCTAATGTGTTATTTTCTACTGAATAGTATATCTGCGGACTGCCGCCTTTTTCCTCTGCTCTCTCGTGTATGTACCTAAGTATCTCTCTCATGTGCTTAACTTGAGCCTGTATAGGAGTTAGATTGTGTCGCCACTCTGCAACCTGTTCCATACTGGGCATTTCAAACACTTGGATAGCACCGTAGTCTCCGCCTGTGCCTAAGCTAGGATCTAATGCCACTAGATATGTGGCTTTGGGATCAACATCTTTATACCACCGTGTTTGCCCCATAGTCATGATGGGATCAACACCTTTCATTTCTGCTAGACGTACTGCGTTGATTAGCGTTTCGTCAAAGATCAAGAATTCGCAATCAAACTCACGACGGAAACGTTCTTCGCCGATCTTACTTCTCTCAGTCTTGGCCCAATCCTCATCACGATCTGGATGTTCTGCCCAGTGTGCAAAAAACGAAGCAAAACCATTTTGTCCTAATACTGACTCGTTGCCGTATTCGTCGAACTTTTTATTTGCCTCGGTCCAGATAAGAGCAAACTGATCTTCATCTGAGTTAGGTGTTGATGTAATAATACATTTACCACCTGTCGATAACGTTGGCGATAGTGCAGTCCAAAACTCTTTGGCTTTCTCTGGAGGCTGCACAAATGCAAACTCATCGCAATAAATCAACGAAAGAGATTTACCACGTCCGGTGTTTTCAGTTGTAGTTACTGCTTGTATACGAGCACCGTTATCATATTCGATGGTGTTTCTATTGTATGAATACACTCCAGCACGAATAAAGTCTGGCAGATTCTCGTAGCCGAATCGATAACGATTCATGATATCCTGCGCACCTTCATATTTGTGTGCAGCTATCAATACCTGTGATTCTGGTACAAACATAGTGTACCATAAAAGATAGGCACAAGCACAAGTGGTCTTTCCCATCTGTCTAGGCAACATAGCGATACATTGTTTGTTGGTGTGATAGGATTCGATTAAACGTTCTTGATACTCGTAAGGCTCAAACGGAATAGAACCCCGTGTCGGGTGTTGAATTTTTAAAAAGTTTTTAGCAAAGTATAGTGGTCCGGTTATGGGATCCATACATGCTTCTAAATGCTTAACTTCCTCTAACGTATATCGTTGGGGAGCATGAGCCTTCTTGATTAAATTACCGTCTAGTGATTTTGCCATACTTTATTTACTGAAAAAAATAGGCTCCGAAGAGCCTATTTGGGTTTGTATTTTTTTACGCTACAGTAATACTAGCGCCAGCGGCCACTGTGGTTCCACTGATATCAATATCGTTAGGCCCAATACTAGTAGTAGTAGCTCCGCTGTCTATGCCGATTCTTCTAATACGTGTCTGCAACTCTGATGCGCTATTAATAGATTGATCCATAATAACATGAATCGTTCCGGCAGAAGAATTAGTTACAAAAAACATCAAGGGATTTAATTCTTTGATAATTTGCTCAACTGCTTCATCTACAGCATCGTCCTCTGCACGTAGATCTATTGCCGATGCTGCTGCATTCTTCACTGTAATAAGGAATGCATTTGCATTTAAATTATATAGTGTACCTACTGTAACAGCAAGTCCGTTTACTCTTGTTAATGATCCCATTATCTAGCTCCCTTGGCTTCGTTTAATCTTCTCTGCAATTCAGCACGGATAGATTCACGGAAAGCATCTTTCTGCATCGGGTTATCTCCGCCTGCAACTTTTGGATATGTGCCTTTTGATCTATTTAGATCATCGCCGTTTGGTACTGCTGCATCCATACCCTTGACTTCCGGGCCTGAAGAGCCGTCTGGAGAATTTGCCCATTCATCTTTTTTCTTATCGTCCATGTCATCCATGTCAGGACCTTTATCATCCATGTCATCCATGTCGTCCATGTCAGGACCTTTATCGTCCATGTCAGGACCTTTATCGTCCATGTCCAATGGTAGCATCTTCAACGGTGGTAATTCTGGTTTGATGCTCATAATGCTTGGGCCCGGAGGCGTTAAACTAGGCATCGGAGGCATACTGCCTTGTGGCTGATTAATCATGTCTGGATTAACTTTGGTCATCAGCTTCATTAGGCTTTCGATGTTGTCCATGCCCTGTGCATTTAGATTTAAACTCATCGATGGAGGAGGTGTATCTGGTTTTGCGTTCATAGAATGCATTGGCGGTGCCATAGGCGGCATATCGCCACATTCTTCTACAGGTGCTGATTGTGTCTGAGCATCAACTGGTTGGTCCAGCTCACGCATTCTTTGCATTAATTCATTGAAATTCATATTAACTCCCTAAGGCGCTTTTAGCACCAGCTTTATCTGTTTTGGCCTTAGGCAGCTTGTATTCTGTCTGCACACCCTCTTTCTTTAGAGCCTTGGCGACCTTATCTAAATCTTTTAAGAAACCTTTGTTGAAATCATCACCGAAGTAGTCTTTGTGTTTGGCATTGGTAGTTTCTTTATAATTAGAATCTGCCAATAATGCTTTGCCAGATGGTTCATTGTCTACTAACAGTTGATCAATTTCGCTTGGCTCTCCGCTGCCTCTTACTCTAAAACTCTCTTCAGCTAGTCCAATAGACTTAACACTGTTTACAATTTCTTGAGCGTTGATGGGATATTCACAGATAACCTCAAACACTGTTACTTCTGCATTAGACATATTTGGAAAGTCTAACGGAAATTTTTGGATAGGAGTTGTGGCCACTTTTTCTAAAGTGATTAACTTGCATCTATCTAGCTCTGTTTTTAGTTTGTCCTGAAATCCTTCGGGAATTTCGCCAGCAACTTTGACTTTAAAGCTGTAGACTTTTTTGCTTTCGGAAAGATATTCTTTAAAAGTTTTCATAATGTTATTTAGCCCTTTTGACCTAATTTTTTCAAGAGCTCGTTTCGATCAGTAATGACATAACCCTGACCGTTAATCACGTCATTTGGGTCTGCTCCACTATCGTTATCGATCTTCAATTTCTTAAGTTGTAGATCTACGGCTTTTAATCTTTTTTCTATTTTTGCGTTCTTAGCATTGATAGCATTTCCCATCATGCTAGCTGCTACTTCAAATATACGGCCCGAGTAGCGAACTTCTACATTCATGCCTAGATCCATGAGATCGTCGTAGGCAGCTTCTGCTTTTTTAGCCAGGGAATCTAGTTCAGCATCTCCTAGATCATCTAGCTCTTTTATTTGGGGTAATCCCCTAGTAATTTCTTGAACTGCTTGATAGCTCTGATCTAATGATTTCACTTCTTCATGCACAGGAGTTTCGACGACTGGCAATTCCGCAGCTTTAATGGGTTCTGAATCTGCTAAATTAAAAAGTTCTTCTAATTTTTTGGTCATATTATACTTATCTGCGTTTTCCGCCTTGATGGAAAATATCGCCTTCGTTTACCACACGGAATTTGATACCTTTTTGTTTGCACCAGGCAGTGGCAGCTTCCCACTTGGCCATGTTCTTGACATATTGTTGCTGATTATATTGGCTTTTGCCCACGCTTTCTAACTGTGTTTGACTTAATGGTTTTACTTCTACTACTTCTGCGTGTTTGGTTCCGTTTTTGTCTACATAGACAACAAAGAAATCAGGAACATAAATTGTATGCTTGCCAGTTAACGGGCAACGATACGGAATCTGTATGCTTTCGCTGGCCCACTTTTCTACTCCGGCATGCTCATCTAGCGTCCGCATAAAAACAAATTCCCAACTACTGCGAGCTAACGGAGTTTTAGTCCCCACATACTTATCGGGGTTCTTCATCTCAAAACGTCCTTGAGCAAATTTAGGCATAGATGTTTCTTATCTGATTGGGTCTAACATCAGCGGTCCTGAATCCTAGTACTGATGTGGCTGTTCGATTATTATTGAGTATTTCGCCGACTAGTGAACTTAGTTTCATGACATCGAAATTTGCAATAGTATCTAATATCTTAAAGATTGGAATGTTGTCGAGCTTGGCTTGTTTTAACAACACAGTAGATACTACCAACGCTGCTTCGTTGGCGAATCCTTTCTTCTCAAAGAATGCCACTGTGGCATTAACTTCGTTGGCAGCAAATTCTAAAGGTTGTTCTCCGTAGGTTTCAAAAAATAATTTGGATGCTGCCGCACTGTCTTCTCTGACAAACTCTGGTAGATTTGTTGTTGCCATATATTATGCCTGGTTGTCTGGCGCAGTTACTGGCCGGCCAGTGAATGCTGCTGTTGCGATCACAGTCTTTTGAGAGCCTTCTGTTGTACCGGTATTATTGCTGCTCTTTGGAAAAACAGTGCCCACTAATCCGCCGACAGTACTAATTGCTGAGGAAATATTTCTAGGATTGCTTAAAATATTAATAGCTTCGTTCTTGAGGCTGTCTTTGCTTAATCCTTTGAAATTTTTGTATGTGTTTATACTTGAAATAGCAGTTCCGAGGAATCCTCCGAAACTAGAAAATGCATTTCCATTTGAGATATCGCCGAAGATACTTTCTAACCCATCTAGTACTCCGCCGTCGCCTAATAAATTTGCTACTCCACCGCCTGCCACTGACAACGGGCTGGGTACTGTGTCGTAGTGTAGTGTGGCAAATCCCTTAGGACTATTTTGTCTTACATCCCCTGCAGAATATCTCACTGATTCATATTCCAATGTGAGTTGACTTTCTAAAAAATCACCCTCGGCATAAGAAACTGTACCATGGTTCCATGATTTAATTTTAGGGTTGACCAATGTGTATCCTAAGAATCTTCTTCGACTCATAGTATATACACTTACAGATTTAAAGAAGGGAGGCTCGGAACCGTTGTCTAATCCGTATCTAAATTTATCTTTGAACGTTCCGGTGGGCCTATAATGGTTGGCTTCAAATGCAGCAGCGGGATTAGCACGATCTGCGACATAGTATCCATAATAGATAGCCCACAAAGCATTTACTAATCCAGCATTATCATCATGCATTGTGATGTTTACTGGTTCATAATTTAAGTTTTTATAAATTACTTTTTTTCTATTGTATTGATTCTTAACTACAGAATCAAAATTGTATTTTGGTAGATCTGCAGATTTCACAAGAAGGCCTAATTCTCTGCCATGTTTTCTGTTTTTAAATTGCGGAGCTCTGTGAGCATCTTCATCAATTTCAAAACTTACATAAAACAGGAATTTTGATCTTGGCGATAATCTAAACGTATCGTCTATGAAGATCCTAGTAGCATGTTTCCAGTTAGAAACTATGCCTTTGGGATTAGTAAGACCTGTACCTACGCCGTTGAGGAATCTTGTGAATTTATTTGCCATACAAATATTTATGTCGTAAAAAAAGCCCGATTTGCTCGGGCTTTTTATTACTAGGTTGATTAACCTTGGTTGCCTGCGCCACCACCGGTTACTGCTTCGCCTAACGTTCTTCCTACCGCAGCGCCAATTCCTCGCTCGATACCAGCACCTGTTGCACCAGCAAATTGTGATAGATTATCGTAAGCGATTGTTAGTGCTACTGTTACTGCTTCGTTGGTTCCGTAGTTCAAGTCGCCGTAGTCAGCATTCTGAACAAAGCAACCGTAAAGTTCAAACGACTCTAAAGTAGCATTTGCTAATCCACCATTACCGCCATCTAGTACTTCGATGCGTGTAGTGAACTTGTAATCGATACCTGAACGTGCTGACGCTTGTTCCATGAAGTCGAACTGTTTCTGGATCTGCTGACCAACAAGTTTCTGTACCTGTCCACTAGCATCATCACGCAATGTTAGCGTGATGTTTTCTAATGTGTAGCGACCAGCTAGTTTTACTTTAGAGTTATAAATTGGCAACTCCATTTCTTCAAAACTAACTTTTTGTCTAGTAACATCTTGTACCTGTTTTGTCAGCTCAGTCGCAGCAGCCACACCAAAACCGATTAGAGTAACTCTAAAGCGATATTTTAGTTTAGGCATCAACAGTATTTGTGTACTGTTGGCCCCAGCGGTTGGCACGCCGATATTATTTAATGATGTAATTGCCATTTTTAAATCTCTCCTGTGTTCTTGACACGCAATGGAATGTAGATGAATTCAACAGCCTTGACTGGTTCAATTGCAATGTCTACCCATAGCTCATTACGATCGATTCTAGCCGATGTGTTGTTAGTTTCATCGCAAACTACTGCAAAGTCATAAAGTGCTCTTAGACCCACTAGTTCTAATAACAAGCTCTCTACTGCTTGCTTGATCTCGTCTCTAGTGATCTTATCGTTGGGTTCAAACACATAAGGGCGAGCAAGTTTATTCAATTGACTACGTAGATATACTGTTAAACGTGATACGTTAATTCTATCTAATGCTGAAGCATTTCTTGCACGAGTCTTTTGACCGTAGTTAACTAGTCCAACACCGTTGAAGAATGTCAGTGGGTTAACTTTTAAATCATACAATGTATCGCGTTGACCTTCGTTCAGTGCAACAGTCTGGAATTCTCCGCTTACTGCATCGATGTATCCAACTGCTGTGGCATTAGTAATACCACCACGTCTTGTACCAGCCGGTGCAAACCATGGATAGCTAACTTGGTCGCTTAACGCAATAGTACGCATCATCATATGTGATGCTGGAACCACTGCATTTGTTCCGCCTAGGTCTGTGGTAAATCCATTTGGATAAAACACTGCACAGTATTCGTCATATGTTACAATACCTGCATCGCCGTTGTCTGTTACTAGTTCAGCATTGGTTCCCCAGTTTGTCAACGATGTTGCATCGCTACGCAATCTTAGTGGTGTATCACCAATTACGAATGCAGTTACGCCTCGGTCGATGTTCAAGTTGACCAAGTTGCTCAATAGCTCAGGATATCCTGGGCAAGCAATGATATTGAAGTTTCTGCGCTCTTCGTCGCGGATTTCTGAGCTTGTATCAACTACACTCTTCATCGCTGCAACTACAACGCCGCGCTGTGCCTTACGACCAAAGCTACCAGATCCATCTTCGTTGTTTGGACTAGCAGTAGTCCAACGATCAGTTGCATAACCATCCATGCTTTCGTCGTTGAATCGAGTGTTGTCCAATGATGTATCAATGTAGCTGTTGTTATAACGTTTTACGTTTCCGCCTGATCTGCGTAGGTTCCATAGCAACATACCCTTTGGATATAGTGCTGGATCTGGAGCATCTGGATCTAAGAAGTTGCTGGTCAACATATCTTTGATAGTTGCTGCTGTGTCGCCAGTTGCACCACTTGCACCATAACGTGCATCTGCAAACAACACACCTTCTTCTGT